TGTCTGGTCTGGCAAGACGAAGACGACCGATTCGGTGAAGCTGATCTGGGAAGGCGGCGAGGAGGTTCTGATTGAGGAAGCTGCTCCTGCTCCCAAGCGTGGCAGACGGAAGAAGACGGAATGAGTTTTCTCTCTACGCTGAAGCAGGAAGAGATTAGCTTGCTTCGTGGCATAGTTCGCAAGACGCACTTGGCCCATGTGATGAAGAAGCATGGGTCTAATCACATGGGCGTGAGCGACAAGGAGTGCGACAAGCTGATCGAGAGCATCGGACCTGAGGTTGCGGAGCGCATGGTCAGGTTTGGCGTAGACAAAGGTCTGCGATGATTGACTTCAAGTATAAGCCTGATGGGGAAGTCCTGAAGGCTTTTATGAAGGACGACAATTTTTTTCGTGGCATCAGGGGTCCTGTTGGCAGCGGCAAGTCGGTGGCTTGCTGCGTTGAGGTCTTTCGTCGCGCCTTGATGCAGAAGAAGGGCGAGGACGGGATACGGAAAAGTCGTTGGGCGATCATCAGGAATACGAACCCACAGTTGCGGACGACGACGATCAAGACTTGGCTGGACTGGTTCCCGGAGAATGACTGGGGGAAGTTTGTCTGGTCGGTGCCCTACACGCACCACATCAAGAAGGGCGACATTGATCTTGAGATTCTCTTCTTAGCTCTTGATCGTCCTGAAGATGTGAAGAAGCTGCTGTCGCTTGAAGTCACTGGGATATGGATCAATGAGGCCCGTGAGGTTCCCAAGAGTATTGTCGATGCCTGCACGATGCGCGTTGGTCGTTATCCTTCGATGCGTGACGGCGGTCCTTCTTGGAGTGGGGTCATTGCAGATACCAACGCCCCTGATGAGGATCATTGGTGGCCCATCATGGGTGGCGATGTTCCAATCCCGGATCATATTCCTAGAGATCAGGCTAAGATGTTGGTTAAGCCAGATAACTGGCGGTTCTTCACGCAGCCGTGTGGAATGACGGAAGTGAAGAACGAGGCTGGCGAGTTGGAGAAGTATGTCCCCAACCCGCAGGCTGAGAACCAAAAGAACATGCTCAAGAGCTACTACCCCAACCTGATACAGGGGAAGACGAAGAGTTGGATTGATGTCTATGTTATGAACCGCCTTGGTCATGTGCAGGAAGGCAAGCCAGTGTATCCCATGTTTGCGCCTGACGTTCACATCGCCAAGGAGGAGATTCCGATTGGCGCTGGCCTTCCTGTCTATGTCGGACTGGACTTTGGCCTGACGCCCTCTGCGGTTCTCGGCCAGAAGGTGAGAGGTCGTTGGCTTCTTCAATCTGAGATTGTAGCCGTGGACATGGGCATCGTCAGGTTTGCGGAAGTTCTGAGGAATGAGCTTTCTACGCGCTTTGCTGCTTGCTCCGAGGTCTACATCTACGGCGATCCGGCTGGTGACTTCAGGGCGCAGACTGACGAATCGACTCCGTTTCAGATACTCCGAGGTGCTGGACTGCGTGCCCTCCCCACGCATAGCAACTCGGTTGACCTTCGGCTTGAGGCAGTTTCCTCCCAACTGACCAAGATGGTCGAAGGCAAGCCTGCGCTGTGCGTAGATCGGCGCTGCTCGATGCTCATCAAAGGGTTTGAAGGCGGTTACTCCTACAAGCGCATGGAGGTATCGGGTGAGAGGTATGCCGATAAGCCCGACAAAAATATGTTTAGCCATGTGCATGATGCGTTGCAGTATATGATGCTGGGCGCTGGCGAAGGCAGGGCCTTGATGACCAGTCAGAAGCCTGCCATGCCTACTGTTGCAAAGCGCGAGTTCGATGTGTTCCAGAGGACTGGACAGAGGCGCAAGAAGCCGGGGCTATGGGCGCGACTTTAGATTGTGCGTTGATGCGGACGCCCTTCTATGCTCTAGCGCGGAAAAGTCTAGGAGGATGCCATGTGCTTTGGTGGTGGAAGAAGGCAAGAAACTCCTGCGGCTCCTGCTGCGCCAGCAACTCCCGCAACTCCCGCAGCGCCCGCCGCTCCTGCTGCCCCTGTTCTGACTGAGACTGAGCAGGAGCGCAAAGCTGCGGCAGAACGTCGCGTCGAGGCTGAAAATCAGCGCCGTGAGGAAGCCACTCGCCGTGCGGAAGCTAAGCGCAAGGACATTCAGGAAGCTTTGAGCGAGCGTGAGAAGCGCGCTACCATGCGTGGTGGCTTTGGCCGCAGCCTTCTGATGACTGCACCACAAGGTGCGGCTGGCTATCAAACTAGGTTCTTCTGATGGATCAAGACGCCAAGAAGTATATCGAGCGATACCAGAAGGCCAAGGCTTTCCGAGAGCAATGGGTTTCTCTGTTTGAGGAGTGCTATGAGTATGCACTTCCTCAACGTGAGTCGTTCTATTACGAAGAAGCTGGTCAGCGTCGAGATGACAAGATTTTCGACGAGACTGCTGTTGTCGGCGTTCAGGAGTTTGCAAGCCGTCTTCAGAGCGGCCTTGTTCCTAACTTCGCGCGCTGGGCTGACTTGACCTCTGGCAGCGAGATTCCTCCCGAGGATCGGGATGCCATCGACAACGAGCTTGATGAAGTCACCGAGTATGTCTTCGAGGTGCTTCAGAACTCCAACTTTAGCCAAGAGGTGCATGAGTCCTTCATGGACTTGGCTGTTGGCACTGGCGTTCTGTGCATCGAAGAGGGCGATGCTATCAATCCGGTGATCTTCTCTGCGATTCCTTTGCCTCATGTGGTCTTGGACACTGGGCCGGATGATCGCATCGACCATGTGTTCCGTGAGCGGAAGAAGGTGAAGTTCGCCCACCTTCCGATCATGTATCCCAATGCGACCTTTGATCCTAGGATCGTGCAGCAACTCAGCACCGAGAACACTACCACTGTGCTTGAGGTTGTGTGCCGCGACTACGAGCGTCGGAATGAAGAAGCGTATTACCACTACGCCATCTGCATGACCACGAAGACTGTGCTTCATCGCAAGCAGATGGTTGGCCTTGGCTCCAACCCCTTTGTCTGCTTCCGCTGGTCGAAGTGCGCTGGCGAAGTCTATGGGCGTGGGCCTCTCATCAATGCTCTCTCTGCGATCAAGACGACCAATCTCACGATTGAGTTGATCTTGGAGAACGCGCAGATGTCCATCTCGGGCATCTATCAGATGGAAGACGACGGAGTTATCAACCCTGACACGATCCAACTGGTTCCGGGTTCGATCATCCCCAAGGCTATGGGTAGCGCGGGCTTGCAGCCCATCCAAGCTGCTGGTCGCTTTGATGTCGCGCAACTCATCCTCAGCGACATGCGGATGAACATCAAGCGCGCGCTCTACAACGACATGCTGGGGAACCCGGACCGCACCCCTGCGACTGCGACAGAAGTTGCCGAGCGTATGGCCGACCTGTCACGTCGCATTGGTGCTGCGTTTGGTCGCTTACAGGCAGAACTTGTGCAGCCTGTTCTTCAGCGTGTGATCTACATCCTGAAGAAGCAGGGTCGCATTGAGGTGCCGACTATCAATGGCCGTGAGGTCAAGATTCGCGCTTCATCGCCTCTTGCTCAAGCGCAAGCCAATCAGGACATCTCAAGCGTTGCTCGCTTCCTTGAGTTGGTCGGTGGTGTGTTTGGCCCGCAGATGCTTCAGATGCTTATCGACAGCGAGCAAACGGCTATCCATCTGGCGAAGAAGTTTGGCGTCCCAGAGAGCTTGATTCGTGATGAGCAACAGCGTAAGCAAATAGCTGCAATAGCGCAGCAGTTGGCTGAACAGCAGGGGTTGAACATTGCAGGGCCGAGTTAACATCGGGATCGACGGCTTCCAGAGGAACGCCGAACTAGACTTGCAAATCAGCCAAAACATTGCCGAGTTGTTCTCTTCCCCCACTGGGAAGGAAGTGCTTCGTTATCTGCGCTCGATCACCATTGAGATGGTGAACGGGCCTAATGTCACAACTGAAGAGCTTCGTCACGTTGAAGGCCAGCGGTATCTTGTTGGCTTGGTCGAGCGGCGAATTGCTCATGCCCACAGGAGCAAAGCACAATGAACGAGTCTCTTCTTTCGACGGAAGGCGCAGAACAGCCTGCCGCTGCCGAACCTACGAATGTAAACCCGCAGATCACTGACGCGGTAACGCAGGCTGCGCCCGAGCCTGCTCAAGGCGATCTTCTGCTTGGCAAATACAAAACGACCGACGATCTTGCCAAAGCCTACAAGGAGCTTGAGTCCAAGCTTGGCGCGAAGGATGACGACATCCGTGCGCGCATTTTGGAGGAGTTGAACGAAGAGGCTTACAAGGATCGCCCTGCGTCTGCGGGTGAGTATCAGCTTCCTGAGTCCATCGATCAAGCTGAAGCGGTAGACAACGAGCTTCTCAAGTGGTGGTCGGAACACTCCTTTGAGAACGGCTATAGCCAAGCAGAGTTCGAGAAGGGCATCGAAATCTACGCGAAGTCCGTGATGGGCAATCAGCCTGACATGGAGGCTGAGTCAAAACGTCTCGGTGAAAATGCAACGACGCGCATCCAAGCCGCTTCGATGTTTGCCAGCAAGTTCTTCCCCAAGGACGTAATGCCTGCCGTGGCTCGCATGTGCGAGACTGCGGACGGCATCATGGCTCTTGAAGTCGTCATGGAAGCCATGAAAGATGGCTCATTCTCTGGCGCATCCGAGCCTGCCGGCCGGATCACGGAGCAAAGCTTGAGGGAGATGATGCAGGATGAGCGTTATCACAACCCGGCAAAACGTGATCTACACTTCGTTCGGCAAGTCGAGCAAGGATTTAAAGCTCTCTATGGCTGAACCCATTGCCAGCGCGCACGGCTTGGAGCTTCATCGCCTTCTGCCTAAGCATGTGATGCCGTTCTACGAAAACCTGAGCGATGAGAACCGCCTAGAGTTTGAACAATACTACAAGTTCGACCCGCTCGAAGCCATTCTTAGCATCCTTCGTGATCCGATGGTCTTTGCGATCACGAAGGGTGAAGAGGTCCTGTCGATCACTGGCCTGCACGATGGGGCCATGTGGCTTCTGTTCAACAAGAATCTAAGGAAGAACAGGGTCAGTTTTTTCCGCGCTTCGCCTGTGTTGGTGGACTACTACCATCACTTCTACGAGGACATCCACTGTGATGTCTGGGTGAAGAACGAGATGATCTGCCAGTGGCTTGCCAAGCTTGGCTTCAAGGCCATTGGGGTCTACGACCGCGAAGGCACAGACGAACAGTTCGTGCGTTTTGTGCGTTGCAAAAAACCTGAAACTAATATCTTCAGCATGATGACACGGCCCGTGATGCACTGAGAGGCCCGCAAGGATACCCTCTATGAAGTGGCGCAGCGGATACCCGTAAGGTAGCAACTTCATCCCAAGGACTGCAAAAATGGCGAACACTATCGACCAAGCGTTCATCAAGCAGTTTGAGACCGAAGTCCACATGGCCTACCAGCGCATGGGTTCCAAGCTGCGGAACACCATCCGTTCGACCAATGTGACTGGCTCGACTGCTCGATTCCAGAAAATTGGTTCCGGCTCTGCCGTGACCAAATCCCGCAACGGCAACGTCACGCCGATGGAGCTTGTGCATAACTATGCAGAGGCGACGATGGCTGACTACTATGCCTCGGAATACATCGACAAGCTCGATGAGCTGAAGGTCAACATCAACGAGCGTCAGGCTGTGGCCCAATCGGCTGCTGCTGCTCTTGGCCGTAAGACCGACCAGATCATCACGGTTGCGATGGATGCTGGCGCGAACTCGACGCAACTCGGAAGCGCGGGCAACGTCGTTGACAAAGCCGATCTTCTCACTGTCTTCGAGACTTTCGGTTCTAACGACATTCCCGAGGACGGGCAGCGTTACATCGCTATGTCGCCTGCTGGCTTTGCTGACCTCTACAACATCACTGAGTTTGCTTCGAGCGACTTCGTGGGTCCGCAGAACCTTCCGTTTGCTGGCGGCATGACGATGAAGGAGTTCCTCGGCTTCAAAATCTTCTCGACCTCGGCCGTCGCTGGTGGCAAGAACTTCTGCTACCACATGACCGCTGTTGGCCTCGGTGTTAACTCGGACGTTCAGACCGAGATTAACTATGTGGCTGAGAAGGTTTCGCACCTCACCACCTCGATGATGTCGATGGGTGCCGTGGTCATTGATGACCGTGGTATCTACGAACTCCTCGACAACAACTAAGGAAAGGGTTGAATCATGGCTTTTGCTGCTTCTGGTCTGACCCGTCTCGCTGGCGCTTCTGGTGTTTCGCTGTGGCACTATGCCACCACGGACACCATCGCCACCGTCAACACCGCTGGCTACTTCAACGATGCCTCGGCTATGATGAACGTCAACGACGTTATCATTGCTGTGACTTCGACGGGTGGCACCCCGGTCGTGAGCCACACCTATGTCAACGCCAACTCCTCCGGGACTGTTGATGTTGTCGATGGCGTGGCGATCACCAGCACCGACAGCGACTAAGAAAAGGAGCGGGGGGCTTAGGCCCCCCGAACCATCATGTCATCAGGTGTTGCAAATACCCCGATCAAGATATGCTCGCGCGCCTCTCTCCTCATTGGAGGGCAGGCGATTCAGTCTTTCGAGGACGGCACCGCCGAGTCCAACGTGGCGGCTGCGATGTATGAAGACATCGCTCGTGCCGCACTGACCAACACTCGTTGGCGCTTTTCTACCAATCAGGCTGTGCTTAACCGGCTGGTTTCTGACCCGACTGGCCGCTTCGATGCGGCTTACCAGCTTCCGTCAGGGTTCCTGATGGTCAACGCTGTGACGGTCAACGACGCGCCGATTGAGTATGACATCTACGGCAGCAAGGTTTTCTGCAACGCGACAGAGAACGACGAACTGGTTTGCGACTATGTGTTCCGCGCTGAAGAGAACACTTGGCCTCCCTACTTCGTGATGGCTGTTGAGTATATGGTGGCAAGCATGTTTGCCGTCTCTGTGGCTCGTGACTCGCAACTTGCGACGATCATGGATGCCAAGGCAAACTTGCAGATGGCTCAAGCGCGTCGGCTGCACTCGCAGCAGCAAACGACCCGCAAGCTCAACACATCGAGGTTCATTGCTCAAAGGCGAAGCTGATGCAAAAGGTCCGAGTTCCGATCAGCAGCTTCCAGTTTGGCGAAATCAGTGAATCGACATTGATGCGGACTGATAGTCCCGTCTATGCGGCATCTGCCCAGCGTCTGGAAAACATGGTGGTGATGGCTGAAGGGAGCGTGAAGAAGCGCCCCGGCCTCAAGCACATCTACACCTACCCGAGCATCACCTACAACTCCAGCTACCCTGAGCAATCTACGCTCTTCAAGTTTACCTTCTCGGATGACGAGCGGTATATCATTTCGGTCGAACACCAGAAAGTTCGCATCTTCTACCTCGACACGGATGGTTCTGTTGACTGGATACAGACCATCACGCTTGACACAAACGGCAACGCTCTGCCGTTCGACCGAGACTACTTGCTGGAATATACCAACGCCCAACTGGGCGATGTGATGTTCATCTGCCATCCTCTGTTTATGCCGAGGATGCTGATCCGCACTGGCTTGTCAGCTTTTGAGGTAACGCCGTTTACCTTCGATGATCGCCGCGACAACAAGGTTACTTACCAGCCTTACTCGCGGTTTCAAGCGACTGGCGTCACGCTTGATCCTTCTGCGTCCACTGGCAACATCACTCTGACTACCAGCGTTGCGTATTGGACCGCTGCTCACGTTGGCTCGATTGTCCGATACGGCGCCTCTGAGATTCAGATTACCGGTTACACAAGCGCAACTGTTGTTAGTGGCACTGTCATTGACACCTTGGCTATCCGCTTGGATGTTCTGAACCCGCTTAGAACGCGCGAAGGCAGCTCGACTGTTGAGGTTACTCACCTTAGTCATGGTTTTGCTGGCGGCGAAACCATTACGATTTCAGACGCTGCTGCAACTGGCGGCATTAATTCTGGTCAAATCAACGGCACGTTCACTGTCTCTGGCCTCATCGACGAGAACACGTTCACCTATACGGCTGGCGGCTCTGCCTCTAGTGCTGAGGATGGTGGTGGCTACGTCACGCTAGGCTCTCATGCGCCTACGACCAACTGGGACGAGCAGTCGTTCTCTGCTGTGCGCGGCTATCCTCAAGCGGTGGTGTTCCATGAGAACCGCCTCTGCTTTGGCGGAACGATTGCAGAGCCAGATGTGATCTGGATGAGCAAGATTGGCGACTACTTCAACTTCGATGCTGGAGAGGGGAAGGACAACGAGTCCATCAGCCTTGTGGCTGCGACTGGCGCTGTGAACGAGATTAGGTATCTTGTTTCCAACCGGGACCTTCAAATCTTCGCGCACACTTCGGAGCTTTACGTTCCCACCTTCCAGAACCAAGCCCTGACGCCGACTAACGCTCAGATCAGGGTGCAGACTTCATATGGCTGCGAGTATGTGCCACCGCATCCGTTTGATGGCGCGACCATCTTTGTGCAGAACGATGGCGCTGTGGTTCGTGAGTATCTCTTCACTGACGCAGAAGCCGCCTATGCTGCTACGCCTATCTCCAACTTGGCATCGCATCTTATTGGCCTGCCCAGCTTTATGACTGTGTGCCACGGGGCCTTTGATGCGTCAGAGTCCTACGCTGTGCTGGTCAACGGCAACAAGGACATCGCGCTGTTTAGTTCCAACCGCACCGAGCGCCGCGCTGCTTGGAGCCGAGTGACCACCACTGGTAACTTTTCATCGGTGTGCAGCATCTTCTCGCGCCTGTTCGTGAATGTGTGGGGCACTGACAACAATCTCTACCTTTGCGAGTTCACTGGCGACATCGGTCTTGATCGCTACATGTATGGGGCTGTCTCTGCGGGCTACATCGACGTTAGCTCAGTTTACGCTGTTGGTGTGAACGTCCAAGTGATTGGCTTCGATGGAACCAACCTTGGTTTCCTCGGCACCTTCACGACAGTAGACTATGGCGGTCACGCTCATGTGAACCTGACCGACTATCCTGACTTCACCCATGCCTATGTCGGGTTGGCGTTCACCTCGAAGATCGTGACCAATCCCATCGACGGCAACATGACCAACGGGCCTGTAACTGGTGAGCCTCGCGGTATCAGCAAGGCTATCCTTGATGTCCGCAACACTGGGTCCATCAAGGTAAATGGGTCCAACGCCGTGATCGAAATCAGCTTTAGCGGGAAGAAAGAGGTTCGCATCCTTGGCTATAGCCGCGATCCTCAAATTACTGTCGAGCAGAACGAACCCTTGCCGATGCAAGTCAACGGCATCATCGCGGAGATGATTGTATAATGTTCAACATCTTTTTTGGCATCTTGGGTTTGTTGGGCGCGGCTGCTGCTGCGAAAGCGCAGCGTGAAGCTGGCAAACAGGCTGCGATTGAGGGCGAAGAAAAGAAGAAGGCTTCAGAGCTTAACGCCTACAACATGGAGACGGATCGCATCCTCTCCAAGACCGAGGCGATGCAGCGGCATAACGACAGACTTGAACTCTTCCGCAGCAACCTCTCCGCAAACATTGCTGCCTTCTCGAAGATGAACCGCGATCCAAAGCTGGATCGTTCGGTCGCTGCTTTCTTGGAGAACCAGAGATTGATCGCCACTGACGACACTCGCCGCTCTGACTTTATGGGCTGGGCTGAGGAGTCTAGGCGGGCAACTGAAGCTCTAGTGATGAAGGCCGAGGGCAGGGCGGCTCAACGTGCTGGATATGCCGCAGAACGCGCATCTAGGGCGACTGCGTTCTCGACAATGGTGAGCGGCCTGACAAGCTTTGTTAAGGTCATGTAGGGGATACCAAGATGGCTGTGATCCGCGAGCAACGTCAATTCAAGATCGGCCCCGTTGGCGTAGCGCGCGCATCGGAAGCTGGCGCTATCACGGCCCGCGGCAAGCAAGTCGCTGCTAACACGATTGCTCAAGCTGCCAATCAACTTGCTGGTGAGTTCTTTGACCTTGGGGCACAGTTCGCCCAGAAGAAGGGGACTGAGTTGGGCATGAGTGCTTCCACGGAAGCAGTAATGACCATCGACCCCAAGACTGGAAAGCCGCAAGCTTACAAGCCGGATCAGTTCATGGGCCTCATCGCCAGTGACGCTTACGAGCGTGTGGTGATGAATCGTTTCCAGCAGTCGATGGAAAACGAAATCCAGAACAAGGCCAAGGAGCTTGCCGTCAAATACGAGAACAGCCCCAACTCGGCTGCTCTCTACGAAACTGCGATGTCGGAATACATCGCGTCGATGACCAACGTCGCAGAGGGTCCGTTCAAGGGCTACATTCAGGACGTTGGGACTTCGTATCTGCAAGCCACGCGCACGAACCTTGCTATCAATCAGATGCGCCGCGAGCGTGAGCAAGCTGCTGCTGCTCAAGCAAGCGCGGTTACAGAAGGGTCTTTCGCGCTTCAGGCTATGATCGCGGAGCTTGGTCCTAACGCCTTTACTGGTCCGACCAACGTCGCCGCAATGATGGAGAGCCTTAGCGTCACGGTCAATGACGGCGTAGAGGCCGGTGTTTTCCAAGGCAATACGCAGATCGCCCTTCGCCGCGCAGTCAATATGGCGCCTGTTAAGGGGTTGCTTGAGTATGCCGCTCGAAATGCCAAGGACCCTGAAGCCCTAAGCCTTCTGCGCTATGCTGTGGCATCGCAGGACTTTGCTTCTATCCCGCCTGAGTTCTCCTATGTTCGGGATGTCGTTGCCCAACTTGGCAACAATCCTGAAGTGCTTGGTGCCATCGAGAAGTTTGCCGATGATGTGCTTGGCGACAAGGTGGAGTTTCTGAAGATTGAGCAGGACCGTGAGGCTCGCCTTGAGACTGCTCGTCTTGCCCAGATGTCCTACTCGCTTGGCGCAAACACGCCTGCTATGGCGGCGCAATATCGAAACTCGACCTTCACCGCTGATCCGATTGTCTCTGCGCGTCGTATTGGTGCTGAGTGGGCTACTGTTTCTACCCAGATCAGCAGCGCGATTGCTGCTGGTCAAACCGATTACGCGAAGGCGCTGACTGAAAGCAGAGACGCTTTATTCAGCGCCTCGGTCGACGGCCTTTACCTTCGTGCGCTGGACGGTCTTGGCCGCAAGGACACCGAGCTTCTTGAGCTTGCGATTGCCAAGCGTGATGTCTCGGTTGCGCCTGCGTCAGCGCGGGATGAACTTGGCGCGCTGTTCAACCTTGAGGCCATCAACCCCAGTGTGATGGACGACTTCCTGCCGTTCATCGGCTCTTATCGTGATGGTGCTGGCAAGGCTGTTGACTTGATCAACGAGATGCGCGCAGCCGCTCAACTCGATCAGATCACGCCAGACATCACCAATGTGACCATCGCTCGCGGCGATGAAATCACATCGTCTGTGGCCGCACTCACCTCTGAAATCGCAAGCATCCCCAACCTTGACGCATCGCTCCGCGACAGCCGGATCAAGGATGTTCAGTCGAATGGCTCTCGCGCTTTTGTGAGCGACTTCTTTCTGACCAATCCTACCGCGCCTCAGATCGAAGAAGCCAAAGCTTACTTGGCTGGCGGTGATGTGACTGACATTTTGACGCAGGGTCAGCGCGCTCTTCTTGATTCTGGCCGCAAGCTTGCTGCTCAGTCTGGCCGTGAAAGCGAGTTAAGAACGCACTTCAACGCGCTCTCTGACGCTGCGTTTGATCGGCAAGAGCGCATCAAGAAAGAGGCTGAAGACGCATATACCCTCGGCCAGATAATGATTGGTCAAGGCGATCCTACTAATGCCAATCAGCGCAAGCTAATGGACGATCACCTACAGCAAACCTTTGGCCCTGCTTTCGACAACAGGCCGTTAGCCTCTTTGTGGAACGATCCCGCCGCTCTTTCTGATCCGCGCATGGCTCCAATGTTGGACTATTTGCGGACAACCAACGTCCTGCCAGAGTCTTTGCATGATGCGTTCACCTCTGCTGCTCGCGGTGGATTCTCGGGCGGTAACGTCTCTGCGGTTGTTTCTCTTTATGCCAACCTTCGCAACTACGAGTATGCGGGGCAGACTGTTCGCAATCCCTCGATGCTTGCCTTGAGCGAAGAGCAAGTTGCGACACTCGACTACATTGCTGACGCTCTGCCTGTTGTCGGCAGCGATCCTGCGGCTATTGCTCAGATGTTCCGGCTCAGATCGGAGTTTGCTTCCAATCCTCAGTTTCAACAGAAGCTTGAGGCCACGTTTGAGATGAAGATGGAAGATGTGGTGATGGGTCTGGATGGCATCCAGAACGCATCTCCTTCTGCCTACAATGCGATGCTGGCTGCTGGCCTTGAGATTTACCGCCTTGCTGGTTCTCAAGGCGCTTCTGCCTCTGATATGATCGACCGACTGCAAGCGCAATTCGACAGAACCTATGTAGATGGTGGCGGTGTTGTTTTCGATGACCTTGGTAATCGCAGGACTAACGCCCCCATCTCTTTTGCCGCGCCCGGAAACGAAGCTGAGTTTCGTGGTTATGCGGCCAACCTTGCTCGGGAAGCTCTTCCTGCTGAGATAAGCTCGGTCATGTTCGATACCACTGGCTCAGTTATGCGCTCTATATTTGGCGGGGCTGAACCCAGCGAGACAAGGGCAATCATTTACCTCCAGCCTATTGGCATCCCCGGCGCTGGCGGAAACTACAGCTATGTTCTCAAGCGCCGTATGCCTGACGGGCTGGATGAGGTGATGACTACCTCTATGCAAATGACTGGCGATGATGGTGAGCAGATCACTGTCGTTGCCCCTCTCACTGTGAGCAACACTGATCCTCGCTTCAGGAACATCATTGCGGCCAAGAACGCTGCAAGAGTATCTGAGGTCGAAAATGGAATGAAGTCGTTTAACTCAAACATCTGGACGACAGAGGAGTAGTTTTGAATGGAGCCTTTCCGTCTTGCTCTGTTTGAGCGCAGCGTTGTTCCAGCAGCACCCGGAATCGGAGAGGTGGTTGGCGCGCAGCTAGGCTATAGCTATGCGCCGTTCCTTGACTCGATCTACAACGACCTTCGTTATGGTCAGCGCGATCCTAACTATGATCCCAAGGCTGATGCTGGGGATTATATAATCTACCCTGAGCAAGTCCTGCGCGCGAAGAACAAGGATCACATGGCTGCGATCAAGCGCAGCATTGATGGCATGATGGCTGATCGTCAGGTAATGTCGCAAGCTTCTATTGGGCAGCACTTGGTCGCTGGCATCGTTGACCCGATCAACCTTATGGCTCTTCCTTTTGGCGGGCCTACAGTTGGCATTGGGCGTTCTGCATTGCGTGTAGGTGCTGGCGTTGGGGCAATTCAGGCTGGCCTCGAAGCTGTTGCTTTGCCATACGATCCTTTCCGCACCTATCAGGAAAGCGCGCTGAACATTGCTACCGCTTCTCTGTTTGGCGCTGGCTTTGGCGCTGCGCTTGGTGCGCCGCTGACTGCTCGCGCTCGGGCATGGACCAACACGCGGAACCAACTTCTCGCTCAGTTCGATCAGATCAGGCGCATTGATGAGGTTGCCAATCTTAGCCGTGACGACATCGCTGGGATGCAGCCGCGCGATCAGCGTCCTCTCGGCGCTTTGAGCGACGAAGAAATCAGAGTGACTGTTGCGCGCATTGAGGCTGACGCAGAAAACCTACAACGCTCTGCTGATCCTGCTGCTGGCGGCATGGACATCAAGGATCGCGCTGACGAGATTCTGGCCGAGGCTACTCCCTATCGCCGCGAGCTAGGCTTCCGTGCGCTTGAGCTTGAGAAGATTGACATCAAGGACCCCTACAACATTGCGCCGTCGTGGTTCACCGACAGCATGTTGTTCAAGGCTGTGACCACGCCGCTGAAGCGACAGCTTCAGGGCAAGATTCCAAGCGTTGTGAAAGAAAAGTTCGTTAAA